TTAGTTATCTGTTTTTATATTTTGTAAGGTATTTGTAGATTTCAATAATTCCTTAGCCTTTTCAACTGCTTCTTTTCCAAAAAGCATTTCAGCTACCATTTCTTGAGTACCAGTTACCCTGGCACACTCCATTAAAAAATCTAAGTATAAGGTGCTTGCGTTTCTCTCTATTTTAGAAATTGTAGCTTGCCCTGTATTTACCTTATGAGCTAATTCCTCTTGTGATAATCCGGCGTGTTTTCGAATAGTTTTTAAAATTTTACCTGTATCAATTTCATTATAATTCAAATCACTCCACCTCATTTTCTACAATCTTAAATAATTCGTTCATATCAGTTATATCAAATGCATTCAACAACTCGTTGATAGTGTTTTTTGTATAACTTTTTGTTTTGTCGTTGTATAAATCGCTAACAGCACGGTTTGTTAAATTCGTTCTTTCAACTAAATCTTTCTGCTCCCATTCTTTTTCTGCGAGCAAAACACGCAAACGTAATTTTACTTCTTTTGTCAAAGTAATTCCTCCTTCAAATGTATTTTGTGTACTTAAATTATATAATATTTAATTCAGATACACAATTCGTAATTGACATTTATATTTTAATTATTTATTATGTATTTAAGATATGCTATTTGCACCTTAAATGTATATATTGAAAATGAAATACGAATGGAGGAATCGGGATGGAAAGCGTTATGTACAAACAACAAACGAAAGAATATTGGATAGGAGCATTAGATTTAAACATTGATTTAGAAAAAAGTATGCAAGTAAAGCAGAAGAGTTAAAGCCTGCAGCTATTAAATCTTTTCGAAAGTATCGGACAGGACATATAACTTTAGAAGCATATGAAGCTAGCAAAATAATTACAAAATGCCGAAAAGCACTTGATTGGTTTGATTCTTCAATTACTTGTTCAATTTGCGGTGAAACCTTCAATGAAGCAGATGTAAATATTGTGGATTATCCAGATGATGTTTGTGTGAACTGCGAACCAAATTATAAAGAAGTTTAAAAACTGAACAGAGAGCATCATAACTGGTGCTCTCGATTGAGTTTTTAAATAAAAGAAAGTGAGGTTATTAAAATGGCTAAAAGTAAATTAGATGTTTTGCAAAATGAATTAAGGGATCGTTTGAGAATTTTACAAGAAGATATAGATGACATTCAACACGGTGATGAATACGACATGAACATCTATAAAGAAACAATGTTAGAAATTGATTTCTTAAAGAAGATATTAAACCGAATTTGGGATATTAAACACAATTAAATTCAAGAGTTAGAAAGCGAGGTGAAAACGATGGCATTTGAATACTTAGCAACTTACAAAACATTTGATTCAATAGCCGACATGGATTCGGCTGTTGAGAATCACATGGCAGCACACTACTATGATTTAACTGAATCAGAACGTGCCATCGTTTTCAAGCTTGCTTCTCATAGCTTAGAGAATCCAGGAGCCTGTCATTTGAAAGCTGCCACAATTGCTGCAGCATTGGAGATCAGCACAAAGACAGTTTATCGAGCTATTTCAAAACTGGAATCGTTAGGAATTGTTAAGAAAGAAACGACTGTAAAAAGCAAAGGTGGACAAGGAGCAAGCATCTACATTATTTTGCCTTACAATGTCCCAGCGTCAATGTCCGAGCGAGGAAATGCTGAAAAGCCTTGTGAGAGTATGGATGAAGTGCAACAAACTGAAAACCAATCATCTAAATCTTTTAATCATTTATCTTTTAAAACAAGCACTTTACAAAATATATATAATAATGCTCACGCTGAAAAAGAAGCTTGTAAGGAATACATGAATGAATATCAGGTGATGCTATTCGACTTCATGAATAGCTTACCATTAGCTGATAACTTGAAAGACGAATTGCACAAAGTTGTATTAGCTAGTCAGGTTCAAAATGCACCTGACTTTATAAAAGCTAAGAACGTGCTATTTAAAATTGCTATGGATATTAAAGAGGGCATTTTGACAGTTACAAGTACATTGAGAGCCGTATTTGTAGGAGCGTATAACAAGGTTGTGGAGCGCTCTAGTGTGAAGCTTAGCAATTCATCATCTATAGAAGAAACAGCTAATAGAGAACGTCCAGTACCCTTCTATAACTGGCTGAATGAGCGTGATAGTCGTTCAGAAATATGTAGTAGACCAAATTTAGAAAACTGGCTTGAATGGTGAAAGGGGAATAATAATGAATAAATTAGAAGTGTTGATAGAAGCGTTGAAATTTTATGCAGATGAAAGGAATTACTTACAAGAGTATAGCTATAATTCTGATGAATATATGGAATCTGTAGTTGTAAATGACGCTGGAGATATAGCAAGAGAAGTATTAGAAAGGTTGGAGATCGAAGATGACTCATTTTGAATATATGGAGCAACAAGGACAATTATCGATTTTTGATTTAGAGGACCAATATGAGGAAATAAGTCTTCCACAAATGTTAATAAGCCTGTTGATAAGAAGACTTTCATTGAAACTCATAAGGTATGGTATATTGTGCGGAGATAAAAAAATGAACCGCCTATTTAAGGGCGGTCTGAAAAATGTTTTTTTATAATGGACGAATCATAAAATATCTGTTAAAATTTCAAACGTTGGTGAAAGTGTTTTAAAAATTAAAGATTTTACACCAATTTTACACAAGGAAAGTGTAAAACCTTATAATATCAAGCCTTAGAAGGGGTCAAAAGATTCCCTCCGAGGGCGTTTTTAAAGTTTTGAAGAGTGTTTTAAAAAAATTAAATAACCTTTAAAAACGTTGATATATAAGGATTTGTGGCATGGTTTATCTTATCGAGATTGTTTAAGTCTATCTAACTTTTTTAAAACACTTTACACAAGTTTTACACATTTTCTGATTCGTTTATGCTTTCTTTTTTATAAAGATTTAATGCAATGTTTTCGTCTTTTTCTTTAAGTTCTTTCAGTACGTGTGTATACGTGTTATACGTCGTTGCAATATCAGCGTGTCCTAGTCGTTCAGATACGTATTGTATTGTCGCTCCGGCATAAAGTAAAGAAGAAGCATGTGTATGTCTTAATGCATGTATTGTTACTTTATCCAATTCAAGACTATCTAAAACATTATTCAAAGCTTTATTTACGGCGTTTCCAGTCACAACCATCTTTTTGCTTGCTGAAGAATAAAAAACTAAATTGTGAGGTCTTTCTGGCAACGTGGATAGTAATTCCTTGAACACTAGCATTACATCTTCATCTACAGCAACTTTTCGAGGCTTACTATCGGCTTTCAAATCCCCAAACTCGTTTTTATCATCTTTTTTATATCTCCACGTTTTATTAATGTCTAATATATTATTTTCAAAATCAAAATCATTATCTGTGATACCTACTAGCTCTCCATACCTAGCACCTGTCGTTAATGCTAACAGTAGCATATAATAAGATAAATTTTTAGATTCTAAGTGCTCCAGTAAATAAGTATATAATTTTCGGCTTTCTTCAAAATCTAAATATTTATCCGTTTCTTTTTTTGCTTTTACAGTAAAATGTAATTCGATTTTTTGTGTGAAATCGTGTAATATTAGCCCATCGAGTACCGCATCTTTAACACAGGCTCTTACATGGGTATTCAATTTACGTACAGTTTCTTTTGACTTTCCAGTTCCGTATGCGTTTATAAAAGATTGGTAATTCTGCCGAGTAATTTTCTGTATTGGTTTATCTGCAAAGTATTCTTTTACTGAATCAAGTGAGTTAATGTACCGATTGTAAGTAGTATAGTGTCGATTCTTTTTAAACACTTCAATCCAATTAGTGAAGTAGTCCACAAACGACCGATCTTTTACTACCACGTTTACCCCTTTTGATAAACTCATTTCTATTTCTAATGCTGCTGCAACTGCTTCTGGCTTTGTTCTGAATCCACTTTTACGAATAGGCTTGCTTTTACCATCCACTACATTACTAATAGTGTATTGCCACGTTTTACCTCGCTTTTGAAAACTTGCCACATTAATTTCTCCTTTCTATAATTTAATCTAGTTAATCCCAATTTTAATTATCACCACCTTTAATGGGAATGTTTGTTCTGTTTAGGGTAAAATTTTTTTACCATCTATAGTTTTTAAAGAAAGTAGCTCTTTCGGAACTCCTTTTTCTTCAATTGCATCGTAGATGGTAAAGCCTGAACAATCTCCAATATTAAATAATTCATCTGGTAATAATAGCTCGACAGCAAAAGTATTAGCTTCTATTTCTAATTTATCTGTAGAAAACAACGTATTTTTCTTAAGAAATACAGTATTAGCTTCTGGATGTTGAACAACGTGTCCGAGTTCATGAGCAGCAGTTAATAGTTGTTTTTTAGATGATAAATTCTCATTGATATGAATTACTTTTGTACGGTGAGATCTACTATAGTAGCCATAAATAGAACCCAATGGTTCGAAAATAACAACTACTCCTAGTAGATCAGCCAACTTAAAAGGATCTCTTGTATCGTATTTTTCAACTAACTGTGCCACAACCTTTTTAATATCCACCACAAACACCACCGTACTTTAATCTCTATATTTTTTAGGTGTAAATTTCTGTTTCGCTATACGTTTAGTTAAACGTAAAGTATTTTCCCAAGAAGCAATTAATAACTCTCTGTCTTCTTCATCTAAATCTTCTAAAACTCTCCCATCAAATGCTGCGAATGCATTTTCTACGTCTTCGCCATTAATTCTTTTCTTAAGTTCTCTTTGGATAGAAAGTTCGTCTTTTTCAGTTAAATCGTAGTAACGTTTCTTGTCTGTACGGCCTAATAGATAGTCAGTGCTAACATCAAAATAATTTGCCACTTTTTCCACATTCTCTATTTTAGGTGAAGACGTATCCCATCTTCGGATTTGTCCATTTGAAATACCGACTTTTCTTTCAACTTCTGCAAAAGTTATTTTTTTCTCATTACACAGATTTTTTATTCTTTCCACTAAACTCACTTATATCAACCTTTCGGAAGCCTATGAAAAAACAATTTTAGCATTTGCGCTATTTTATGGTTGACTAATAGCGTAATTATTAATATACTTTGTTCATAAGCTAATTATTTGGCTAAAAAGAGTACAAAAAAGACAACCTTCATAACACATTTTAACGTTGGGGAACGGAACAAATGTAATGTTTACAGGCTTTTTAGAAGTCTTATTTAGCTATGGATTTATAATAGCATGTACGCTAATTTAGGTCAACAGATTAGCGAATAATTTAGCTTGATATTTTCCAATTAAGTAAAGCGCTGTGATACCGAGCCAATGACGGTATAAAACATTCAGACTTATAGCTTAATTATGACGGTAGCAACGTTAATCCAATTTGAAGGTGGTAAAAAGCTTTCTTGTCTAGCTAGTTGTAAGGGTTTGAAGGGAGGTAGAGGGATGAACTTCCAAACAAAAAAGGGAGCAAAAATTGCATTCAGCATTTTTGCAACCCTATCTGGAATTAGTACAGCGTTTTTATTTGTAGAAGGGTTAAACGCTGTCACATTAATACTTTGGGTGAATTGTTTCGTTTTCTTGGTTAATACGGGAACATGCATGGGTTATCTTGAACGAATTGAAGAACTTGAGGTAAAGAATAAATTTTAAGATTTTCTTACTAGATCACCAATTTGAATTTTAGAGTTTCCTGTTAAACCACCAGATATTTCTTTGCTATCAACATTTAAACGTTGACGCACTTGTAATGAGGTGAATGAAACTGCAGACATGAGATTTTCTTTATTTTCACAGATGCACATTTTATCAAATACATCTTTGACAATTAAGTAAGCCTTAATAAAGTCTAACGCGCCTAATGATTCACCTGTTTCTGGATCAATGATTTCATCACCAGGAACAAATATCTCTAATGTTTGTCCCTTATTAATGCCTTTATTTTTACCAGCATTAATGACAATTTGATATTCATTGATAATCTTTATGACTTTGTATGTATTATTCATTATTTTTCACTCCTGAAATTTTTTTGTTGTGATTAGACAGTAATTCATAAATGTTTCTAAATACAATTTTCTCACTTTCATTAAGTGGTGTCATAGCAAAAATAATCATGCTGCCAAGGTTTGCGAAGATGTATTCATATTCATCGAGAATTTTATTTTTCTTGTCAAACTCTTTTGCAAGGGCTTCATGTTTTATAGATATATCCTTGATTAGTTTATTATATGCCCAGTAATGTATGTAGAAATTGATGAAAAATCCAATAACACAGAATATGAAACCTATCAACAATAAACAAATAAACCAAGAGAAGTGAAATTTATAATTCGTCCATATGCCAAACATTAATGATTCTATACCTAGAAGTAAAGAAGACCATACAGCAATATTGAATTTTGGCTCTTTCAATAAACTCACCTACCTTTCTATCCAAATTGTAACAAAAGGTAGGCGAAAGGAGGAAATATATTGGAGATTATTAATTTAAACGGTCAGTTAGTAACTGATAGTAGAGATATTGCAGAAATGGTTAGTCGATCGCACAACGATGTGTTGAAAGACATCCGAAGAATTATTGAACAATTAGGTGAGGGAACTTTTCCCCAGTCCTATTTTATCGAATCAACTTACAAGAATAGTCAAAACAAAGAATTACCTTGCTTTCTATTAACTAAAAAAGGTTGCGAACTATATGCAACTCGTATGACAGGCGAAAAAGGCACATTGTTCGCAATGACTTATATCGAGCGATTCAATGAGATGGAAAAAGAACTAACAAATCCAGTTAACAGTTTGGAACTAGCTTTGCAAGCAGCTTTAAAGCATGAACAAGAACTTAAAATTATTAAATCAGATGTGGACTACCTAAAAGAAAGTATGCGAATAGATGGTCTACAACAACAGGAAATTCAACAGGCTGCTAAACAATCAATTGTTCATGCTCTTGGTGGGAAGGATTCAGTTGCTTACCAAGAAATCAGTAAAAAGGTGTTCTCCGCATTTTGGAATGAGTTCAAGCAATATTTTAAAGTTCCAAGGTATGGAGATATACCAAAAGTAAAGTATGAGGAAGCATTAAGATTCATTAACTTATGGAGGCCTTCCACATCATTACAGATTGAAATTGACAGTTGTAATAGCCAAATGGCTTTTGGATGAACTGTCTAATAGAAAGGAGGCTAAAGTATGTCAGAGGATTTAGGGGCTCAAGTAAGAAGTGAATTATTCAAAAAAAAGATGAGTCAAAAACAATTAGCTGAAATGGTGGGTATTTCAAATGCTTATCTGTCAGACATAATTCGTGGGCGTAAAGACGGCCCAAAGGCACAGGAACATATCAAACATATTCGTAAGATTTTAGATATTTAAGGTGGGTGCTCAATTTGCAACAACTACAGGTCAATTTAATAGTACAAGTACCTGACAACTATATCCTTGTTGAGAAAGTAGAATTTGAAAAGTTACAACAGGAACAATTATCTGGGCGCTATTGGACAATGGATGAACTAGAATGCCGAACAGGGCGAGGGCACTTGTGGCTGAAAAATAATTTATTGTACATCCCGAAGTTCAAAAAGCAATTAGAAAAGTTTGTACATTATCCGAATGCGTCTGGCGAGAAATGGGCATTTCAAGCTAGCAAAATGTCACAGTTTCTAGAAGATAATTTCTACAGCATTTTTAAAGGGTAGGTGAAACCAAATGAAAACAACACCACAACAATGGCTAGCAATGTCAGATGAGGAAAAACAGGTTGCTTTAAATAGTGTAAAAAGAAAGGGATGAGGGCAATGAGTAAAACTAATGAAATGGTAGAGGAATTGGAAAAATACATCATTCAAAAGGTAAAAACATTTGATGAAATTACAAGCCCAGAAGAGATTGAGGCTATTGCTAGACTCGTAGATGTTGTTAATAGAACACCACGTGAGATTAAAGGATTATGGCCTATTACTAGTCAATCAAACAATGACATATTGGGGTTTGCAGAAGGTACACACATTATAAATGCCTCTGCGGTAACAGAGGCAACGTTAAACAGACAGCGTATCGAAGGAACTGAATCATTGACGAGTAAGGACCTTGCAGGTGTAGAACATTCAAAAATAGCCCTATTACTATATTACTTAATTTCAAATGGATCTGAAAGAAGTGTAGATGATTTCGAGCTTATTGGAAAATTTCTACACAGCTTTGCTGCTCAACTAGCTTATCGCAAGGAGTAGCCTAAGCTTTTGAATTAAGTTGAATTCCGACGATTAATCCCACACATGGGTCGTTGTCCATATAAACCATTTTTAGTTGTCCTTGTGTTTCAAGTTCTATCAAAGCTTGATCAACGAGTTGATGGTTATCTTGCCCATAAAGTTTGCACGCATTAATAATGTCGGAGTGAAGTACTAGATTGCCGTAATTAGTAGATTTTGTAGGTAAATTTTTTAGTAAATCTATAAGTTTCAATATAATCACCTCCTATGGGTAATTATAGCAAACTGCAAAAGAAGGTGAATCTAATGAACATTAAACCTGTTCCAGTTTCATTAGTTGGCCAAGCATTAACTAGTGATATTACGCCACTGTATGAGTTACACCAAATTGCTTGCGAGTTACCTATATCTGTTTTAGTAGATGTTAAACAGCGTATAGGTGACTGGCTAGCAAGTGGGGGTAAAGAAACAGATCCATACATTAAGCAACAAGTTGCTTATGCTCAGAAAGTTTATCAGGCAATTAAGGGAGGGAGGTAATTATATGCGAAACACATTAGGCGACTTAAACAACCATTTATTTGCACAGCTCGAGCGATTAAGCGATGAGGATTTGAAAGGACCAAAATTATTGGAAGAAATCGATCGTGCTCGAGCAATAACAAGTGTGGCAAATCAAATCGTATCGAATGGAAGTCTGGTGTTACAAGCACAAAAATTCCACACGGAATTCGCATCTAAAGAATTACAAAAACCAAAAATGTTGGAAGGGTGAGTTTATTGCGACATACCTGGACGGATGAACAAAAAGAGTTTTTACGTAAGTATTATCCATCAAATAGCCAGCGTGATTTGTTAGTTTTATTCAATCAACATTTTCAATTAAATATCAACATGAATCAATTAAAAGCTTGTTTAACAAATCACACCATTACTAGTGGCCGTACTGGATACTTCGAGAAAGGCTGTTCACCTGTTAATAAGGGTAAAAAGTTTCCTGGTCAAACAAATAGAACTTCTTTTCAAAAAGGTGACACGCCAAAGAATTATAAACCTGTAGGTACTGAGCGTATTGACCGTGATGGCTATGTATTAATTAAAGTTTCTGACTCAGGTACTTGGCATGAAAGATGGAGACATAAACACAAGGTGGTATGGGAAAAGGCAAATGGTCCAATACCAAAAGGTCATGTTCTAATTTTTCTTGATCAAAACAAACTTAATATTTCACTAGAAAATTTACAGTTAATTACTCGAGCGCAGCTAGCAAGGATGAATCAATATAAATTATTTCATCTAAATCCTGAGCTTACTAAGACAGGTGTTGTAATTGCAAATATATATACAAAAATGGGTGCTCTTAATCGAAAGGAGAAAACAAAATGAAAGCAACAGGTATTGTTCGTAGAATCGATGATTTAGGACGTGTAGTTATACCGAAGGAAATTCGTAGGACATTAGGGATAGATGAAGGAGATCCACTAGAAATTTTTGTGAATGGCGAACAGGTTATTTTGAAAAAGTACAAGCCTAATATGGCGTGCGCTGTTACTGGTGTTGTTTCTGATGATAACTACAGTTTACTAGGCGGCAAGCTTATTTTAAGTCAAGTAGGAGCAGAAAGATTATTCGCGGAAATTGAAAAATCTAAAGGTGAAGTAAATGAATGATTGTCTTTTAGAAGTCCTGGGTGATTATTTCGTAAAACACAACCTGGCCAATAAAGGCTGGATGTTTCACGAATTTGTTGCTGAATGGCAGCAAGGCACCATTGTAATGGACAAAAAATAAGAGCCTATACCGCTGGAACGGTTCAGGCTCTAACCAAAAAAATATCTGAAATCAGTATATCAAATCGGGAGGTTGTTTCCTAGTATGACGAGAAAACCACTCGAAAAAACAATTGAAAATCAAATAAAGAAATGGCTCGAATCAAATGGTCATTGGTGGATGAAGGTACATGGTGACATGTTCCAAAAGTCCGGTGTGCCTGACATCTTGGCTTGTATCAATGGAAAGTTTGTTGGCATTGAAGTAAAACGACCAGGTGGCGTTTTGAGTTGGCTCCAAAAATTCCATATCGAAAAAATACAAGCTGCAGGAGGTGTGGCATTTGTCGCATACAGTGTCGAAGATGTCCGAATTAATCTCGACCGATTCCATGTTATATGAGTACCAAAAAGAAGTATTAAAAGCAGCTCGTCCTAATTGGTTATATGCACTTGATACTGGCACAGGAAAAACAATTTTATCTATCCACCATTATTTACTTCATAACAATGGCGAGCCCCTTTTGATTGTGGCACCACCACAAAAAATAAAAGAAGGGGGTTGGGATAGGGATATTCAAACGGTCGCTAATTATTACGGCATTGAAATTAGTTACGATCTTTTGTCTTATGGCAAGTTATTTGCTGATTGGAAGAAATACAAGGGTTGGTTTGTCATATTCGATGAATGCCATTACGTGAAAACATCGACTTCACAACGAGGTAAGGCCGCAAAGAATTTAGTTAAAGCCAGTACGTATTTTTTACTCTTATCTGCCACACCGTCAAGCAATGGGTGGGGCGATACAATAAACTATTTCATCATGTTTAACTTGGCACAAAGTAAAACTCAGTTTGAACGTGAATTTGGCATATTTGACACGCTATATCTAGGTCAACGTCGAGTAAATAGAGTTGTAGGTTGGACGCGTGAAAATGTACTCAAACAAATGTATCAATCTTTTAGTGTGAAGTTATCAAAAGATGATTGTTTGGATTTACCACCAATGGTGGTTGAAGATGTATTTTTCAAGCGATCCACTGAGTATTTGAAGTTAAAGAAAGACCGAATTTTAGAGGTTGATGGGGAAAAAGTTGTCTATGACACTTATCCAAAACTTGCACAGGGATTGCGATTCTATGCAAATCAAAAGAACAAGCTTGAATATATTGAAATGCTCGCTGAAAGCACCAATGAAAACATCATTATTTTCTATAACTTTAAGGCAGAAAAAGAAGCATTGCTTTCATTAATGACTAAGTTAAAGAAAAAAGTGTTCGAGGTCAGTGGCCAACGATCTGAATTGCCGGCACGCAATACATGGCCAAAGTTAAAAGGTAGTGTAACGCTTGTTCAGTATCAGGCTGGTGCTGCAGGCATTGAATTACAATACGCAAACCTTGTTGTTTTCTATACACCTACTTATAGTTTACAAGATTATGAGCAGTCATTAGGTCGAGCATATCGCAATGGCCAGGATAAAAAAGTTACAGTCTATCATTTCATTACCAAAGATACGATTGAGGAAATGATATACGGTGCTTTGAAAACAAAGAAAGACTTCACGGACGAGCTTTTTGTGAAGTATATGGAGGGAAAAAAATAAATGTTTCAAACAGACGATAAAAATGTCACTGAAAATCGCCGCGCTTTTGTAGGTGGTTCGGATGTTCCTATAATTTTAGGTTTAAGCAAATACAAAACACAGTTTGAGCTTGCAAAAGAGAAAATGGGTTTAGTACCGACTGTATTTGAAGGAAATGAATATACCGTTTATGGCCAAACAATGGAGCCACAAATTCGTGACTACATTAATGTAATCAACGAAACAAACTTTCAACCAGACACAGTGATAAACAAAGAGCTTTGTATACGCGGTAACTGTGATGGTGCAGACAAAACGGAATTATTGTTACTTGAAATTAAAACGCATGGTAAAAAGCCAACAATGGAAGTTTACAAAGCGCAAATGCAACTCTACATGTACGTATTTGATTTACCTGCAGGATGGTTGGCTTTATATGAGCGTCCAGACAATTTCGATGCCGAGTTTGATCCTGAGCGATTGAAAATTGAAGTTATCCATTTTGATGAAGCATATGCAAATCAAATCTTACAAGCTATTGAGTTGTTCTGGAAACGTTGTGAAGCTTTAAAACAACAACCTGAAATGTCCGAAGCTGATTTTTATTCTATTACCTTAGAAAAAAAAAATGAGATTGCTATTGTAGCCAGTGAAGTTGAAAAATTTGAGGTCCAAATACAAGCCTTTAAAGAAACCGAAGCGCAATATAAGGCAATGAAAGACAAGCTATATCAATTAATGATGGACCACAAAGTGAAATCATTTGAAACGGACCAATGCACGATTACTTTGGTTTTTCCTACTGAATCAGTCTCAATAGATTCAAAAGCATTACGTGAATCACATCCACGAATTGCAAAAAGGTTTGAAAAAGTTACACCTAAAAAGGGCTATACCAAAATCTCTATGAAAAAAGTGAAGGAGGCAAAATAAAAATGGCACTACCACCAAACCGACCAAAGAAAACAATTGAAACACCACGTAATTATTTCATCTGGGGACCAACAATGAATGGAAAATCTTATCTAGCAAGTGAATTTCCTAATCCGGTCATTTTCAATACAGATGGGAACGCAGCACAAATTGAAACACCATCTGTTGACTTAAAAAATGAACGCGATCCAAAGACCGGTGCAATTAAGGTATCAGTCGTTGAGCAAATGTTAGGGCTCATTAAAGACCTTGAAAAGGGTGGACACGGCTTTGAAACGGTGGTTATCGATGTAATCGATGATTTAGTTACACTCATTGAACAGGCAATTTGTGAGGAAAATGGTGTTGATTATGTGGGTGATGTGCCATACGGCAAAGGCTGGGGGTTACGCAAAACATTTATTACCTCAATTGTGGTCCGTCTTAAAGCCCTGCCGATGAATGTTATTTACATTAGTCGTTATGCGACAAAATTAGAGGGGACTTTAGAGAAATCAATTCCATCATTAGGAGATAAGGATCTAAATGTTGTGAATGGTAACTGTGACCTGAACATCATGTGTCAAAAAATCGGTAAAAAGTATCTTCGCCGTGTTGTGGACCGCCGTAAAAATTATCAACGTGATTGGATCGAGGACGAACGAATCTTAAATATCTTAGATTCTGTAATTGGCGCGTTCGATAAAGGTTCAGCTAATGAACCACAAACTGAAAATAAAGTTGAAGAAAAGAAATCACTAACTCAACTTGCTGAGGAAGTTAAAGACGATGTAAAAGTCTTTGATGAAGATTCTTACTACTTCCACCCAGAAAGCGATTCTTATTTGAAATATAAAAAAGGTGATGTTGTTCCCGATGATCCAGATTTCGAACATTGTAACCCAATTTCAAAAGAAGAATATGAAAAAGGGATTAAAGAAGAATCAGAAGGGGTTGAATCTAACATTGAACAATACGTGAAGGACAACCCACCACCGGCCAATGAACCGAACACAACGGTAAAAGCACCACGAACAGCGAAACCAGGTGCACCAAGAGTACCGCGAGCTCCACGTACAAAATAAAACTATAAAAATAAAGTGAGGTAAATTATTATGTCAAACTTAGCAGCTATGGCTCAAAAATTATTAGCAGAGGGATTTGATCCAAAAACATCACCGGTGGATGATCACGAGGCACTACCAGAGGGTGGATATGATGTTGTACTTTCAGAGGTGCAATGGCGTGTAAATGATAAAGGAACAGAATGGTTACAACTTGATCTTGAACTTTTAAATGAAGGTTATGAAAATCGTAAATTCTTTGGAATGATCTTCTTCACTGAAAAAATGATGGCACGTGCATTAAAACAAACGATGAAATGTGCATATGCACTAAACATCGAATTGGACCCTTCTGTTTTCGGTTCACCTGAGACTGATTTAGTCAATGCATTTAAAGAAGCTCTAGGTACCCAATGTGAAATGGACATTAAGCACTCAAAATCTAATAAGGGTACATTCGTTAACTTCTCATTAAGTCAACCGGAGCCATTCTAATATGTTTAAAGTGTATGATTTCGAGGTTTTCCCCAATGACTGGATGTGTGTCATCTTAAATCTGGCCAACAATAGAATCATACGCATACACAACGATAAAGAGCGCCTACAAAGCGCTCTTTCTTCAAAAGATATACTTGTTGGCTTTAATAATTATCATTATGACGACATCATTTTATGGGCTATTTTAACTGACCAGGATCCATATGAGATTAGTCAACAAATTATAGGTGGCTCATTTAAGCGAAAAGTAAATTGTGGTTTTCTTACATTGGATGTAAAGCAAGAGTTAATAAATAAATCACTTTCATTAAAAGAAGTTATGGCCAACTTAGGCATGAATATTATTGAAACACCTGTTGATTTTAACCAAAAGGAATTAACATCAGAGGAAGTTCAAACAATCCTTGATTACTGTGAAAACGATGTAAAAGCAACCGGAGAAGCCTTTCAAAAACGAGAAGATTATTTTGCTTCCAAATTTGAAATTATTGAATCGTTTAAATTACATCCATCTGATGTGAAAAAGACACGTGCGAATTTAGCTTCTACAGTATTAAAGGCTTTTAAAATGAAGGACCATAAGCGTGATCGATTAAAGCTTAGTTATGATAAGCGACTCAAAATTGATGAATTGCCCAAATCAGTTGTCGATTTCTATAACAATATCCACATGTCCTACTTGGAGGGTGGAGCCGTGACTGATTTAGAAAAGCGACAATTTGAATATAAGATTGCAGGATTAACACACACGTATGGTTTTGGTGGTTTGCATACAGCGAAAGAAAACTATTTAGGTGAAGGTTACTTTTTACACATCGATGCGAAATCTTATTTTCCTACATTAAAGATTAACAATGGATTTATCAGTAGAGCAGCTAAGATGCCTGAACGGTATGAAAAAATATACCAGGATCGATTAAGTTATCAAGCTGCAGGTGAATCAAAAGAGGAAATTTATAAAATTTTGCTCAATGCTGCAGTAGGTGCTTGTAAGTCAGAATTTAATGCACTATTTGATCCGCAACAATTTAACAACATCGTAGTAAATGGCCAACTAATACTTACACATCTAATTGTGTTATTGGAGCCATTTATAGAGCTTATTCAATCAAATACAGATGGATTAATTGTTAAATATGAAGACAAGTCATTCCGGCCTTTTATCGATGAAATCATAGAGCGATTCAGCAAACACTATGAAATCCATTTCAAAGTAAACGAGATTAATAAAATTGCTCAGCGTGATGCCAATAATTATTGTGTCCGATATTCTGATGGGGAAATCGTAGCAAAAGGAATTATGAAAAATTTCGAGGGTGGTACCTGGGAGCGTAATAGTTTATCTATTATCGATACAGCCCTGGTCAATTATTACATGCATGATATACCCATTCAAAAAACAGTCATTAATATGTTCAAAAAAGATTTATCAGCATTTCAGTTAGTGGCCAAGCAAGGGAAATTTGAAGGTATGACATGTGAGGTGTTTGAGGATGGCAAAATGCAAATGATAGAACTACAAAAGGTAAATCGTATTTTTGCAACAACAGATCCCAAACGTGGTGGCGTTTATAAGGTACGTGATGAAAAATATCAAAAAGTTTCTAACAGCCCAGAACAAGCTATCGTGTGGAATGGTCCACTTGACCAATTCGAGAAACGAAAAATCGATTTGAATTGGTATGTGAAAATGATTCAAAAACAATTATTTGTATAGGAGAGTGTTTAAAATGACAACAGAAACAGTAGAAACAAAAGACATTCAAATTAGTGTGCTTTTTAAGAAAATGCAAAAGGATGATAAGAAAGAAGTATTAATGTTTCATATCTTAACTGATGAAACGAAACATGCTGCCGAATTATTAAGGTTAACAGGTAAAATGACCATTTTAACAATTTCTGATGATGAAGGACCATATGAGCCGATTCAAGCTGAATTTGTGAATTTGCAGCGTGACAATAAAAAGACTGTACTCAAATTTAATGTAGCAACTGAGGATGTAGACCGAGTAAATGCCATTTATCCAGCTGCAGGCACAAATATTTCTTTATTAATCCAGCCTCAACAAATGAGCATTGATGATATAGAAGATGAACATGAGGGAATTCCTTATGAGGTTGGATCGGATGGGACGGTAGAAGTTAATTCGAGCCAGGATGAAGAAAAGAGCTAGATTTCACTAGCTCCTTCACTTAATTAGGATTTTCTTTCAAGTATATCTTTTATCTTTTTTGATTCTACGAGATTATTCCAAGCAGCGTGACCAGTTAGTCTTGCTACAAATATTCTATCGTTACTATCCATAACTGATGAAATGTCATTACGGATTTCAGGCGCTGTTTTATCAGTCATTACAATCCAAACTGATTCTAGAACACTAACAGAAGCTGGATAAGTCCCGATTCTTTTGATAACTGCATTATAATCTCGATTAGGACCAATAAGGTCATAAGAAATAATATATTTATCCATTTAATCACCTCCAATATAACTGGATATTCGACAAAAATATGTAAATACCTTCAATATTTTAGTAATTTTATAGAAAGGAGGTGCTACGGTTTGAAGTCTACTATAAAACCATTGCGCTACATCGAGCTGGAGGAAAAGAAGCCTAAACACTCTTTCGACATATTTTCTACGGACCATAAAAATTATAAAGATGCCGGTGTCATTTTAACAAAAGATATTGTGGTCGTGGATTTTGATACACGCTCAGATGCAGCTGAATACATTTATTCTGCTTATCCATCGTTACGTGTTGAAACAAGTCGGGGGTTTCACCTTTGGTACAAGCGTCCAAAGGCTGAAGGAATGACGACACCCATTAAAAACTACACAGATAAAACAACGGTGGCCGGATTAAAGGTCGATTATAAAACAGGCACACGCTCACAAGCTACGATAAAGCAAAATGGCAAACTTCGACCAATGGAAAATGCTCATTATCTTGAAGATGTGAGCAGTTTACCAGAGCTTCCTTTGCTCTTGTATCCTTCTAAATTAAAACATAATTTACTAGGCATTAAAGAAGGGCAAGGGCGCAATAGTGCAATATATAGTCATTTGCTCACAACGTTAGAGCAATACGGCACCGATATGATCGATAATGAAACGCTGCAGGTACTAGCAACTTTTATTAATACAAAAGTATTTGCTGAGTCCATGGATGATGACGAGCTTAATAACACAATAAAATCCGTGTTAGATAAAAAGCCGGCACCTAGTTCACAGCAATGGCTAAATTCAAAGGATATGGTCATGACGAGTGAAGTTTTGGCCAAACGTTTAGACCTTCATTATTACAACAATCAAATTTATTTTAAGCAGCTGGACCGTTATATTACCGATTCCAATAAGCTGCTAAGAGAGATAGACAAGCATATAAAATTAAAGCCAGCCCAACATAAGCAATTGATGGAACTATTTAAAATCAAATCTAACGTGGTAGAGGATAATGACTTTGTTATCCAGCTACCTAATGGCGTGATTATCGATGATGGTGAACCAATAATCATCGATGCTGGCTTTACACCGTATTTTTTAGATGTTCAATACGATGAGGACGCCTATGACGAGAATGTGGATCAATTCCTAGATTTCTTTACTTGTAATCGAAAAGATTTACGGATTGTAATTGAAGAAATGTTTGGCCATATTTTAATGACAAAAGGCTTCCCGCATAAAGTTTTCTTTTATAAGTCTGAAAAAGGGAACAACGGTAAATCAACTTTATTAAAAATGTTAACTGCATTCACTAATGGCCTGGAAACAAACGTACCATTAGATAAATTCGATGACGACACCGCTGTATATGGAATGTCAGGTAAATTAATGAACATTGCTGATGATATTGACGCGTCTTACCTAGACAAGTCGGCCAACTTTAAAACGCTAGCGTCAGGAGATCCGGTTATGTTGCGTCCAATCTATTCAATCCCTATTACCATACGGTCGAAAGCGACACTCATTTTTACTTGTAACAAGATGCCACAGTTTAAAGATAAGTCCGGTGGTATTGGTAGGCGCTTAGTTGTTATTCCTTGTGATGCAGAAGTTAAAGTTATCGATGAAAATTTAGATGAAAAACTTTCGAGTGATACAGCAAAGTCTTACATACTAAAATTAGCACTCGAAGGAATTAAGAGAATACGCAAAAACGGCAATAAACTGTCTGATTCAACCACAATCGAACAGCAAACAATTGAATATTTCATTCAATCTGATAGTGCACTTTCATTTTTGCATCAATATAGTGATGAGATCGATGGAAAGAGGACTAGGGACGTATACGCAATGTATGTGGCTTACTGTGAAGAAGAAGGGCACAAACCGGCTGGAAGTACCGAATTCGGTCGTAGGATGAAGAAGGAGAGCTGGGAATCAAAAGTAGTAAAAGTTATGGGGAATCCTGTCCGAGTCTATAAAAAGGTTACGGATGAGGTAACAGATGAAGGGATATAACTGTAACCCTATCGAATGCCTATTTATCAAGGGTTTAAGAATACTTTTATGGGAATGAGGGTTACAGATAAAAAAATACATCTGTAACCGTTACAAACCCTTATTATATATATATTTATATTAATATTATTTCTTTAGTTACAGATAAATAATAGATATAAGTATATAAAAAATAAATAAAAAGAAAAAAGAAAGAAATAAAAAAATATATAAAGGAAAATGGCTAAATAATCTGTATATCTGTAACCATGTAGCTTTAAACATTGATATATCAACATTTTAAGGGTTACAAACATCCTGTAACAGCATGTAACCATATCTGTAACCATTATTGAAAGTAGGTGTTGCACATGTACGAATGGTTAAAGGACTATCGAAAGCTTGAGGAACAAATAACTTACCTTGAATACAATCTTAGTAAAACTAAACGTGAGTTAAGACGTTGGGAAAATGTAAATGATTTAGGTAAGTACAAGCTAGAAGCCAAATCATTAGGTGCAAATGTAGAAGAAAAAATCGAAGCAATCGAATATGAATTGGCTCATAAATTAAATGATCTTCATGATTTGAAAAACCTTATTAGCACATTCGATGGGCTTGAATATAAAATACTTTATCGTAAGCATGTGGAAGGTAAGACTCTTGAAACAATTGCAAGTGAATTAAATTACAGTACAAACTATATTAAGATGAAACACGCTAACATTATGCGTATGATGCAATACGCTGAAAAAGTATCATCTAAGTAA